TAAGACATTAGAAGGCAAGGTATCAGACGCTACTATATTAGGTACATTTCAATCTACCTTGACGAACTTTAAATACTTACGCAAGATTTGGCAAAACAATACAGAAGAAGAAAGATTGTTAGGTGTATCTCTTACAGGTATACTAGATAATCCTAAGCTAGGAAAAGCAGATGACCTGCAGAGGTTACGACAAGTGGCTGTAGATACCAACCTAGGATTATCAGACAGATTAGGTATACCTCAATCAACTTCTATTACTTGTGTTAAACCTTCAGGAACAGTTTCCCAGTTAGTAGATTCTGCGTCAGGCATACATGCAAGACATTCAGCTTACTACATAAGAACTGTAAGAGGAGACAAGAAAGACCCTTTAAGTAATTTTATGATAGATCAAGGCATACCTTGCGAAGATGATTGGATGCAACCAGACAGCACTGTTGTGTTTTCATTTCCTATGAAATCGCCAGAATCTGCGGTTTTGAGAGACGATGTAGATGCTATAACACAACTAGAAACATGGAAGACATATCAAGAGCACTGGTGTGAACATAAACCCTCAGTCACTATAACTGTAAAAGAAGACGAGTGGTTTGATGTAGGAGCATGGGTCTTTAACAACTTTAAAGATGTGGCAGGGGTATCATTTTTACCTCATTCTGACCATGTTTATAAGCAAGCACCATACCAAGAAATAACAAAAAAAGAGTATGATGCTTTAATTAAAAAAATGCCAAAAAATGTCGATTGGACATTACTTTCTAACTATGAACAAGAGGACAATACAAAGGGTATGCAGGAGTTGGCATGTACTGCAGATGCCTGTGAGATTGTAGATATAACATGATAAGTTTATTAGGCTCATTACTAGGATTCGGTACAAGTTTCTTACCTAGTGTTATGGGGTTTTTTGAGAAGAAACAAGCAAACAAACAAGAACTACTTATGCTTGAAGCTAAAGCTAAGTATGCATCAGAATTAAGTAAATTAAAATTACAAGAGATGGATGCTCAGGCAGATATAGAAGAAGTGAAGGGTTTGTATAAACATGCTGAGTCATTAGCACAATCAAACAAATCTCCATTTGTATCTGCCTTACAAGCGTCAGTGCGACCAGTTATAACCTACGCTTTCTTTAGTGTATTTGCATTTGTTAAAATTACTTATGTGGTAATAGCAGTGCAAGCTGGAACAGAAGTATTACCTGCTATTTTGGAGGCATGGGATTCTGAAAGTCAAACTATTTTTGCTGCTATAATTAGCTTCTGGTTTGGGAATCGTTTATTTAAAGCGAGGAATAAATAATGGCTGGTGGAGCATCTTTTAAAAAGCATCCAGAGGGAGCTATGTCTCCCTTGTTCCCTTTTGGTCCGATGATGATGCATGCTAAACTTCCTATGGATTTAGTTAGAAGATTAAATAAATATACTAACAAGACTATAAAGGATGAAAAGAAAGCTAAACAGTTAGATCATTCTGACCATCTTGTAGGTAAACTTAAACAAGAATTTTTAATTGATCATACAGAGTTAAATAAACACACTGATACTTTTAATCAAATTATAGCTAATTTTGTTTCAACAGAGTTGGCTAGACATTTTAAACAGATGTCAGAAGGTACAGGTTTTTCTATAAATTATAAATCTGCTTGGATTGTAAGACAATTTGCAGGTGAGTTTAATCCTGCACATATACATACAGAATGTGACTTGTCCTGTGTAGGGTATCTAAAACTACCGCCTGAGATAGATAAGGAGTGGGAAGAAGATTACAAAGATCATTATCCTTGTAAAGGTCATATAGAATTTTTACATGGCTCTTCTGGAAAAATGCATACGCACACTTTTCTTGTTAAACCTAGTGTTGGAGATTTTTTTGTATTTCCTTCTGATTTAATTCATATGGTTTATCCTTTTTATTCTGATGGTGAGAGACGATCTTTTAGTATGAACATGAGTATTGTTCAACAGAAAATTGATGAAAATGGACAACCTACAGAAGTTATAAGAGACAATAAAGAAGACCTAAGTCATAGAGCTAATAAATGGGAGCTTGACCCTTTAGGTAAATAGTAATATAATGTTCCAACCTTTTTAGGAGATAAATATGGAGCCACAGATAATAGCACTACTTTTAAGTAGGGAAAACTTTGAAAAGGCAAAAGCCTTAGTTACCAAAGATATGTTTGATAAGAAATACAAAACTATCTTTGATGCGATAATGCACTACCATACCAAGTATGAGGGAGACTTATCGAAAGACAATTTATATTTAGTACATAGGAATTTATATCCTGCCATGCCAGATTCTACCAGAGAAGCTGTAGAAGAGGCTATAAAAAACATACCTGAAGATGTTGATGGTGATCCTCAGTTTGTACTAGATACGCTGACTGAGTTTTGGCGTAGAGAGATGGCTCGTAAGGTAGGAGAAACAGCAATAGACATTTGGAATGGTGAGTCTACAAACTTTGGTGACTTACGCCAGATGGTAGATCAAATAATAAATCAGGATTCTGCTACAGGCATACTGTCAATGCAGAGAGAAGAAACAGATGTAGAGACATTATTTCAGGAGTTTGACGAAGACCCTGATTTTCCTTTTCCATTAACAACACTACATGATGAAGTATCAGGAACCTATAGAGGCAATCTAGGGATTATTTTTGCTCGCCCTGAAAGTGGTAAGTCATCTTTCTGTGCTTTCCTATCTGCAGAAGCAATACGCAAAGGGCATAGGGTTGGTTATATAATGAATGAAGAGACAGCTAAAAGAATGAAAGCTAGAATATTAACTGCCTACTTTAATGTCCACAAGGATAACTATGAAGATAGTCTACCTGAGATGAAAGAAGTATACAAAAGAGAGATAGAAGAAAATCTATACATTATGGATTCTGTAGGCTCAGACATAGCAGAGATAGATCAGTTTGCAAAATTAAATAAAATTGATATATTGTTTGTTGATCAGTTAGACAAGGTTAAGATAGGTGGGGAGTTTAGCAGAGGTGATGAGAGATTGAAAGAGTTATATGTAAACGCCAGAGAGATAGCTAAAAGAAATTTTTGTATGGTGTGGGCTGTATCGCAAGCTAGCTATGATGCTCATGGTAGGCAATTACTAGACTTTGCTATGCTTGATGGTTCTAAGACAGGGAAAGCTGGAGAAGCAGATATTATTATAGGTATAGGTAAAAATCCTGGCGAAGATGATGATACTAGATTTTTAAATGTATCTAAGAATAAGATATCAGGTTGGCATGGTCATGTTGTTTGTGAGATAGATAAATTAACAGGGAGGTACTACGAATGATTTTAACATTAGATGTAGAGACTACCTTTATAAAAACAGACAAAGGCTCTGATCCTTCTCCTTACACAGAGGGCAATCAGTTAGTGTCAGTGGGATTTAAAGAAGATGATAAGCCTGTCGAGTATGTATGGTTTTACCATGCAGATAGACAACCTACAGAGAACAACATGAAGATAGTACAAGACGCACTAGATAGAGCAGACGTTTTACTAGGTCACAATATTAAATTTGATTTACAATGGTTGTTTGCTTCTGGTTTTAAATACAGTGGTGCAGTTTATGATACTATGGTTTTTGATTATGTTTGGGCAAGAGGAGTCAAGGTGCCTTTAAGTCTTGATGAATGTTGTCGTAGACATCAAACAACTACAAAAAAGAAAAAAGGTATATTGGAAAAGTACTTGCAAGATGGTATGGGATTTGATATAATACCACATGAAATAGTAGAAGAATATGGAATAGCTGATGTGCAGTCTACCTATGAGGTAGCTTTAAGTCAGTCAAAACAAGAGGGTAAAAGCATTGAGCAAATTGCAGCCTACACTGTACCTGTCTTTTGAGGTAACAAGAGTCTTAGCAGAAATGGAGAAGGATGGTATCAAGATAGATCGCCAAGCCTTAAACAAAGTTAAGCATGAGTATACTTTAGAAGCTAATGAGTTAGAGAAATATCTTAATGAAGAGATTAAGAGAGTTATGGGTGATACGCCTATTAATCTCGCTAGTCCAGAAGATAGATCAAAACTATTATTTAGTAGAGGTGTTAAGAACAAGAAGACTTGGGCACAGACATTTAATCTTGGCTATGAAGTAAGAGGTAATACAAGAAAACCTAAACGCAGAACACCTATGTCAGATGCACAATTTAAAAGAGCAGTAGCTAGTAATGTTATAATACAATACAGAACAGAGGCTACTAGATGTAATGTTTGTAATGGCTATGGGAGAGTGTCTAGGAAAAGAAAAGACGGCACATGGGGTAAAGCTAGGTATATATGTAAGTCTTGTGGTGGTGTAGGTATAAAATACATGCCTACTAATGAGGTGGCAGGATTTAAGTTAGCACCTATAAGTGTGATGTCTTGTAGTACTCAAGGATTTAAAACAGATGCAGATGCTTTATCGCTATATAGGGAAAGAGGTAATGAACAGGCATTTATTTTTATAGAACGTTATCTAAGGTTTAATGCTATAAAAACCTACCTTAAAACTTTTGTAGAAGGTATAGAAAAGAATTTAGATTATAGTGATCGTATTCATCCTCAGTTTATGCAGTGTGTAACAAGCACTGGTCGTTTGTCATCTAGGAGTCCTAACTTTCAGAACATGCCTAGAGGTAAAACATTCCCAGTTCGTAGAGCTGTAGTGTCTAGATTTGAAGGGGGGCATATCCTAGAGGGCGATTATGCTCAACTAGAATACAGAGTAGCAGGTTATCTTAGTCAAGATAAGCATGTTTATGAAAATGTCAAGGGTGGTGTAGATGTTCACAACTTGACAGCTACGATAATAACTGGTAAAGAGAAAGATGAAATAACAAAAGAGGAAAGGCAAAACGCAAAAGCACACACCTTTGCTCCTTTATATGGTGCTACAGGTATGGGTTTACCTGAGCATGTACATAGATACTATTCTGAGTTTACAGACATATATCCTCAGATAGGAGAATGGCATTTGGATTTAGCTAAACAAGCATTGAAATATAAGGTTGTGACTCTTCCGTCAGGTAGGGAATACAGATTTCCCTATGTAAGAAGAACAGCCAGAGGAATTACTCATGGAACGAGTGTAAAGAATTATCCTGTACAGGGTTTTGCTACAGCAGATTTACTTCCGTCTGCACTTGTTGAAACCTTTAGGGCATTTAAGAAAAACAATTTTAAATCCCTACTTTGTAATACAGTACATGATAGTATAGTAGTGGATGTACATCCTGATGAACAGGATCAAGTGATTGATGTTGTCAAAGAGTGTATGCTTTCCATACCCCAGCAAGCCAAGAGAAGATGGGGAATAGAGTATGATATGCCAGTAGGCATTGAAATTAAAATTGGAAGCAACTGGTTAGATACTGAAGAAATATTTTCAAATTAATGCTTGCATTACTTTAATATCTACTATATAATAGTGTTAAGTCAACTCATAAGGAGTAATAATATGACACAATTAGCGACAAACGAAAACTCAGACCTCGTAATTCCAGAAAATCTGGATAAAGTGTCTGCAGACCAACTAGCAGAATTGATTGGTCAAAGAGAAGATAAGCCTCAAGGCGGAGATTCTTTAGCTAGACTATCAATTAATCATGCACCTGAAGATGA